CAAGTGTTTTCATAAAAATAATTATGATATTTTTCTCTTAATATTAGATGTAACAATTCTTTTAAGTTTTGTTACATATTTAGTGATACCTATGGGGGATATTATGATTTTATTTAAGCTTCAGTTAACCATACGATCACTCCCAAAAACAAAAAAGATAAAAAAATTTAGTATTCGATATTGACATTATTAAAAATATTTAGTATAATATGATTGTAAAAAGAGGTGATTAATGTGATTATTAATGAAGCGATATCTTTTATCATGAAAGAGAAAGGCGTTACACAAAAAGCAATGGCCGAAAGTATCGGAAAAGAAAAAGCGACGGATGTTTCTGCTAGATTAGCCAGTAAAAATATGACATTTAATAAAGCGATTGAAATGTTATCTGTTATGGGATATGAAGTTGTTGTGCAGCCCAGAAAGGCAGGTGCCAGACCTCAAGGGCAAATTGTCATTGAAAGGAGCAATAAGTAATGACAAAATATGGATATGCGAGGGTTTCCACCACAGGACAGGCAAGTAAAGGAAACAGCCTGGAGGACCAGAAAAATTTATTGATTGACGCTGGTGTTTCAGAAAAAAATATATATTTTGACAGCTTTACTGGAACTAAAATGGACAGACCAAAATTTGATGTGCTAATGGCGGAGCTGAAGCCAGGCGATGAATTTGTAGTCACAAAAATGGATAGATTCGCGAGAAATGCACCTGAAGGAATACAAACCGTCAGAGATCTGGTGGATAAAGGAATCGCGGTTCATATTTTAAATATGGGTAGAGCGGATAACACGCCAACAGGAAAGCTGTTAGTCACTATACTTCTGGCATTTGCCGAATTTGAACGCGATATGATTGTTGAACGTACAATGGCTGGAAAATCCTATGCAAAAGAACATAATCCGGAGTTTAAAGAAGGGCGGCCGCGAAAAGATGTGGTTTACGAATTAGCTGAAGGAGAAAGCATTTCCGCAGCTTGCAGGCGTTTGGGGATCAGCCGCACTCAATGGTATCGAATTATGAAAAAAGCAGGATAAACTCACCCAGTTTGAACCACATATAGAATTGTGGTATAATATAACACAATATATAGTGTCATGAGGTGATACGCTGACTTACATAGAAACGCTGTCCACAATCAAAAATGCAATTGAAAAGGAACCGGATCAGCTTCAGGCATACCGGGATTATTTTGATTTAACCAGGGCTCTCTATGAGCAGGACAAGACAGCAAAAAATGAGTGTTTATGGCTGCGGAAAGTAACCGCCCAAAAAATCCGCGAGGGCAAAAAAGGCGTTTCAGAATTTTTCGAACTGAACAAAAAGACCTATCTTCTTTTAGCTCCTGATGATTTTGACAGCTATCTCATTTATCTGGAGTGGAACCGGAAGCCGGAGGAGCGGTTCTACCTCCCCCGCCGCCGGATTATGAGGCGGGTCGCCAATGCGCTCCAACAGCTGGTGGACGATAAACTGGACGAGCTGTTTTTGTCAATGCCTCCCAGAGTGGGAAAAACGAGTATGCTGATGTTTTTCATGACCTGGCTGGTGGGACGGGATTCTGAACGCTCCAACTTGTATTCCGCCTATTCAGATGTAATTACATCCGCGTTTTACAGCGGTTGTTTAGAGGTCATCAATGACCCGGTCACGTATTTATGGCACGACGTATTTCCGGCGGCAAAAATTGCGAGCACCAACAGTAAAGACGAAACCTTTAATTTAGACCGGAAAAAGAGATATCCCTCCCTCACCTGCCGTTCCCTGTACGGAACGCTGAACGGAGCCTGCGACTGCAATGGAATTCTGGTATCGGACGACCTGATCGGCGGCATTGAGGAGGCTTTAAACAAAGACCGGCTTATCGCCGCCTGGAGCAAGGTGGACAACAATCTCCTGCCCAGAGCGAAGGAAACCGCCAAGGTTCTTTGGTGCGGCACCCGGTGGTCCATGATTGACCCGGCCGGCGTTCGCATGGACCTGCTTCAAAACGATACAAAATTCAAAAGCCGGAGATACGAAATCATCAACCTTCCCGCGTTAGACGAAAACGAGCACAGTAATTTCAGCTACGATTACGGAGTTGGGTTTTCAGACGATTACTATTACCAGCGGAGAGCCTCTTTCGAAAGGAATAACGATATGGCTTCCTGGCTGGCGCAGTATATGGGAGAGCCAATCGAGCGGGCGGGTGCGCTGTTCGAGCCCCAGGATATGCGATATTACAACGGGACGCTTCCGGAGGAGACCCCTATCCGCGTCTTTATGGCCGTAGACCCAGCGTTCGGAGGTGGAGATTTTACCAGTGCCCCGGTCTGCTTCCAATATGCAGATGGAAGTGTTTATGTAGCTGATGTGGTTTTTAATAACGGAGAGAAAAACATTACCCAGCCGCTGATCGTGAGCAAAATCCGGGAACACGGCGTTCAGGCCGCCCAGTTTGAGGTTAATAAAAGCACAGCCAGCTATAAGGAAGGCGTGGAATCCCTATTGAAACAGGAGGGATACCGCCTTAATATCACCAGCAGGGCGGCACCGAACAACGTGGCGAAGGAGGTTCGGATTTTCGATAAGGCCCCGGAGATCAGGGAGTTTTATTTTTTGGAGGACGGAAAACGCTCTAAGGAGTACACAAAGTTCATGCAGAACGTTTTCAGCTTTAAAATGACGGGAAAAAACAAGCATGATGACAGTGTGGACAGCCTGGCAATGGTGGTGGATATGATTCAAAGCGTAAGTGCAAAGATCAGTGTGCTGAAAAGGCCGTTTTAACACAATATATTGGTGAGTTGATTGACAAAACACCATATATTTGGTATAATAAGATTAAGAATAAGCATTTACATTCTCAGCATTTTTAATTTTCCCCACTGTCCGGACAGTCGCTAATCATTTCTGTCCGGATTGATTTCGCGGAGTAGAGCAGATGGGCAGCTCGGCGGTCTCAGTAGCCGCAGATCGTTGGTTCGAATCCAACCTCCGCAACCAGAAGCGCGAGGTGAAGCCGCTGATAAGAGAACTTACTCAGCAGAATATTGCAGCAATACAGAAAATTATCAACAAAGGTTCTGTTGCGGAAGTTAAAGTGGAAAAAGGCTTCATTGTTGTTATTGAAATCAATAGAAAAAAAGTGAATTAACGCGCCGTCGCAATGGTGACGGAACAGCGGGCCATAGGGTCGCAGACAGATTGTATTCTGTTTGCGGCCCTTTTTGTTTGCGGAGAGAAGGTGAAAACTGGATTTATTTGGACGCAGGAAGATTTATACCACCATTACGGACATTAATAGCGAGAATCTGATCTATGTTTTAAACGATGTGCTTTCCGTCCATGTAGAAAACATGATGGAAATGGATTATCTGTATTGGTACCGCCGGGGAGACCAGCCAGTTTTAAGCAGAACTAAAACGGTAAGGCCGGAAATCAACAATAAGGTCGTGGAGAACCACGCTTCCGAGATCGTGGCGTTCAAAAACGGGTACTTCCTGACCCAGCCGGCCTTTTACATCAGCCGGAAAGAGAACCAGAGCGTCACGGAAAAGGTAAAGCGGCTAAACGAGTATTTGTATTTGAGCGGAAAACAGCAGGCTGACAATCTGGTAACGGATTGGTTCCATACTGTAGGCGTGGGGATCATTTACGTTACCCCATACAAGGATCCGGAATGCCCTATCCGGGCTTACGCCCTGGACCCCCGTTCCTCTTTTGTGGTCTACAGCCGGAACCCGGGAAACGAGCCTGTCATGGGAGTAAACGTCGTAATTTCCACCGGGGAAACGCCGCGGGTTATTTTCGACGTTTTTACCAGGGAAAAATATTTCCGTGTTTCCGGCGGCGTGACCGGAGAAGTCGTAACCGGTACACCTATTGTCGGCACAGCCATTGAAGTTCTTTCGGAGGCTGACAACGTGCTTCATGAAATCCCCATTATTGAATATCAGTACGAAAACAACAGAATGGGTTCCTTTGAAGCCGTTATTCCCCTGCTGGACGAGATCAATAATATCCAGTCGAACCGCGTGGACGGCATTGAGCAGTTTGTGCAGTCGCTGATGATTTTCTATAACTGCCAGCTGGGAGAGGACGAAAACGGAAACCAGGTCACCCCGGCGTATATCCGCCAGGCAGGAGCGGTTTTCCTGAAATCAGTCGGCCAGGACAAGGCGGATTTAAAAATTTTAAGCGAACAACTGGACCAGACCCAGACCCAGGTGCTGGTGGACAACATGTACCAGCAGATTTTGACTATCTGCGGTATGCCATCTACCTTAAAGGGCGGCTCCTCCACCAGCGACACGGGGCAGGCGGTATTTTTACGGGACGGCTGGGAACAAGCAAACACCTACGCGAGAAATACCGGAGATTTATTCCGGGTATCCAACCGGCTGTTTGACAGAATATTTATCAATATTCTGAACCGAAAAACCGATTTGAATATTAACCTTTCGGATTTCGAGCTTCAGTTTGTGAGAAATGAAACGGCCAACGTTCTTGTCAAAACACAGGCGGCTATGAATCTGAAGGAACTGGGCTTCAGCCCTGAACTGGCGTTTGCGAAATCTGGGGTTTCCAACGATCCAGTGGCGGACGTGGCGAATTCGGAGAAATACATCAAAGCTAAATGGGGCTCGCAGGACAACACAAAGGTTATTGACGAATCCCGCACCGAAGAGGTTGGGATCGTTTAATTGGTAGAGAAACCAAAAATCCCAAGCTGGCGGAGATGCCAGGATAATCAAGCCCATCACAGTGCAGAGAAGCACTCAAAAAAACCCGAAAGGAGTACAACGATGAAAATTCTAACTGACAAAATCAAGGGGTTCGCTGAAATGAGCGACGCGGACAAAGTTGCCGCACTTCTGAGCTTGGATCTACCAGATCCGGTAGATATGTCCCAGTTTGTGGAAAAGAAAGTTTTCGACGCAAAAGCGACAGAGGCATCGAACTTATCTAAACAGCTGAAATCCAAAATGAGCGACGAGGAAGCGAAGGCCACCAAGGAGGCGGAGGAGTGCGGAGATGGAAAAAGAGCTGGCCTCTCTCAGGAAAGAAAAAGCCATCGGAACCTACAAAGCCGCTTATCTGGAATTGGGCTACGACGCGGAAGCAGCAGCGGAAAACGCAGAAGCTCTGCACTCCGGAGATTTTTCGAAAGTATTTTCCAATCAGAAGAAATTTATTGAAGCGCAGAAAAAGGCCGCGGCGGCCGGCGCGCTTGACAAGCAGCCCGGGCTTTCCAGCGGGACTCCGGTAAGCGGAGAAAACACGGAATCAAGCTCCGTTAACGCGTTCCGGAAGGGCGCGGGAATTTAGTTAAAAAACATATTGAAACCGAAAGGAGAAATTTACTGTCTTATAACAATCAAATCGAGCTTGCGAAAAGCTACGTGCCAATTCTTGACGAGGTATACAAAGCAAGCTCTAAAGCATCTATTTTGGATACTGCAAACGAGCGGGTCCGGTTTATCGGATCTGACACCGTAAACCTCTACACTATGAGCCTGGACGGCTTAGGGAATTACTCCAGAAACGCCGGCTTTGTGACCGGTTCCGTCACCGGCGGCTGGGAGCCTTATAAGCTGACACAGGATCGGGGACGTTCCTTCATGGTGGACGTTATGGACAACGACGAAACAATGGGCATGGCCTTCGGCACCCTTGCCGGTGAATTTATCCGCACCCAGGTAACGCCTGAAATCGACGCCTACCGGTTCGCGAAATACGCCGGTACCTCCGGCATCAGCTCCGGCACGCCGGCAGATATCACTGTTGGCACCACCGACGTTCCCACCCTGATTCAGGAGGCGGAAACCATAATGGGTGACGATGAGGTTCCTGAGGAGGGCCGTATCCTGTTTATCTCCGAAACCGCTTACGCCGGCCTGAAGGACAAGATTACCCGGTATGTGCAGAACGGAGAGCGGGGCATCGAAACCGCCATTGACTATTACGACGGTATGCGGGTGATTAAGGTGCCTAAGGGCAGATTCAACACTGGAATCACCCTGAACGACGGCCTTTCCGCCGGCGAAACCAAAGGCGGATTTACCGTGCCTGCCAGCACCTCTTACCCGATCAACTTTATGATTATCCACCCGTCCGCGGTGGTTCAGATCGCCAAGCATGTAGTACCCAGAATTTTCAGCCCTGAGGTTAACCAGAGCGCCGACGCCTGGAAATTCGATTACCGGATTTACCATGACGCATTTGTGGAAAACAACAAGGTGGCCGGAATCTATCTGCACAGAGCGGCCACGGCCAACGCTTAATGGAGGTGATATTAATGGCGGAAGAAAGAACCTTTGCTTTTACTAACGGCGATATTTTAGTGGAGAATGTCCCCTACGCGGCGGGAGAAGCGCCCACCGCCGCCGAATTCAAAGCACTGATAGACGCCTTTATCAAAGCTGGTATCATGGCGCCTGCGTCCGGAGGCTAACGCTATGGCGCTGTTTATTGGTTTAATTGTGAAAAATCAGCCCGTGAAGGTGCCTGAGAAGTCACAGGAACAGCCTGTGAAGCGAACCGGCGGCAGAAAGACGCGGCAGTAAGGAGGAAAGCGGCATGGGAAATTTAGAAAGGTTAAAAAGCAGGACGGGAGAAGCCGATGAGGCACTGCTGAACGATCTTTTGGAAAGCGCGAAAGCGGTGATCCTTTCCCGCCGCTATCCTTTTGGGAACGGAACCGAAGCCTTGGAAGCCAAATACGAGGACTTACAGCTTAGAATCTCCATCGACCTATATGCCAAGCTGGGCGGTGAGGGAGAAATCAGCCACTCGGAAAACGGAATCAGCCGAACCTGGGCGGCGGCTAACATTTCCCCGGACTGGCTTTCTGAAATCGTTCCTTTCGTGGGGGTGTTTTAAATGCGTGACCTGCGCCGCAACCTTTCCACGGTATATTACAAGCTGTATGCGGGGCAGACGGAAATTATTGATTCCAACGGCTACCGGACCGGTTCTCCCTCTCCCAAATACGGAGAGCTTCAGTCCGCCAGGCTGTGCGTATCGTCCAACAAGGGCTCGTCTGAATCTGAGCTTTTCGGATCCCTGGAGGACTACGACCGGACCATGACCACAGCGGATACCGCCTGTCCTATCGACGAAAACACCGTTTTATGGCTGGACGGCGCTTCCACGGACGAGGCCCACAATTACATTGTGAAAAAGCGTGCGCCGTGGAAAAACAGTGTAGCCTACGCGGTAAAGAAGGTGACGGTCCGTGCCTAGAAAAACCATTTCTATGTCCCTGGGCGGTTCTTCCATTCGCGCGGCGCTGAAGGAGCTTGCCTCCTATCAGGCATGGGTACGGCAAAAAACCAGCGAACTGACGGAACGGCTTGCCTCCATCGGCGCCTATGAAGCCACTGTCCGCTTTTCCCGCGCCCAGTACGACGGCGAAAAACAAGCCGAGGTCAGCGTGGAGCCGATCAAAAACGGCTGGAAGATCGCCGCCTCCGGAGGCTCCGTGTTCTTCATCGAATTTGGCGCAGGCGTTTATTTTAACGGACCGGAGCCCTATCCGGAACCCCGGCCGGATGGCGTTGCCAAGATCGGAGAATATGGACAGGGCAAGGGAAAGCAAAATACCTGGGGTTATTACGACGATGGAGGCAATTTGATTTTAACTCACGGCACTCCGGCGGCGATGCCTATGTATCACGCAGAGCGCACGATGGAACAGGAGATTAAACGGATCGCAAGGGAGGTATTCAGGTGATAGACGCAGAAAGCGCGATTTTTGACAAGGTGGCTTCTCGTTTCTCCCAAAGCTATCCCGGCGGCTCCTGCTACAGTGAGCTTGTGGATACGCCGGCAAATTTCCCGTGCCTGGTGCTTATTGAAGAGGATAACTCCACTTATGAAGGCTCTCTGGACGCTTCTCACAGAGAGCACAACGCGACCCTGCTGTATAGCGTTAATATCTATTCCAATAAGATCAGCGGCGCCAAGCAGGAATGTAAGGCGATCATGGAGCTGGTCGATACAGAAATGCAAAATCTTGGATTTATCAGAATTTTCTGCAATCAAATGAAAAACGCGGATATCAGAATTTACCGCGTCGCCGCCAGATACCGCGGCGTAATCAGTGAAGATTATAGGATTTACAGGAGGTAATTTACTGGCGATTGATTTATCTACCGCGGGCGTAACCCTGCAATATGCGGTTGAAAGCACTTCCGGCACCATGCCGACGACTGGTTTTACAGCCGTTCCCGGCATCAAAGCGATTCCAGACCTAAACCCGGAGCCTTCCAGCCTGGAAACCACCACTCTGGAGGCTTTGGAGTGGAAAACCTATATCCCCGGCCTAAAGGACCCCGGCGGCGCGCTGGCCTTTACCGCCAACAACACGGAGGAATTCCAGACCGCTTGGGAAGCGTTGATTGAAGCTGCGGAAACCGCGAAAGAAACCGATAAGGCCACCTGGTTCGCTATTGTGATCCCTGGGCTTACCAAAGCGTTCTATTTCGCAGGAAACCCCTCTCCCCTTGGCCTTTCCGCAATTGAGGTGGACGCTGTGCTGGAAATCGAGCCTTACATCACCCCCAGCGAGATCAAAGGCTGGAGCGCCAAGCCTACCGCCGGTGGCGGCTAATTAATTGGAGGTTATTTGAAATGGCTAAAAACGAAAACAAGGTACTGCCCATGAAGATCACCGACCCGGACACCGGAGAGGTATATGTTCTGGAATTTTCCCGTGAAAGCGTACGGTTTGCGGAACAGCGGGGATTTAAAATCTCAGAACTACTTGATTTTCCCCAGACCAATATTCCTAATTTGTTTTTCTATGCTTTCCGCAAAAACCATAAAAACGTAGCCAGAGACAAAACGGACAAATTTCTGGACGAATTAGGCGGGCTTTCCAGCGCTGAGATTACCCGGCTGGTGGAGCTTTACAACCAGCCAAATGAATCTTTGATTCTCGCGGAGGAAAGCGGAAGAAAAAACTGCCGTCTGACGGTGGAACTGTAAAAGCGTACACCGTCGGAGATTACACAAAAGGCTTTAACCGGGTTTTTCCTTATTATTTAGCCATCGGTATGACCGCCGGCCAGTTTTGGGACGAGGACCCCTGGCTGGCGGAAGCCTACCGGGAAGCGGCGGAATACCAGGCCCAGCGGAAAAGCTGGGAAATGTGGCTTCAGGGCGTTTACTTTTTTAACGCTGTTTCCACAGCTTTGGGCAACGCTTTCCGAAAAAAAGGCGCAAAACCGGTGAATTATATGGAGCAGCCGATCCGGATTCTGCCTTTATCCGAGGAAGAAAAAGAAGTGAAAGCGGAGCAGGAAAGGCAAAAAGTGATCGCCTATCTAAACCAATTTACAAAAAAATGGGAGGAAACTCACTGAGCGTTGAACTGGATACCCTGGAACTAAAAGTACAATCAAATGCAGATCAAGCAGCGCTTAAAGTTGATAAGCTTACCTCCGCTTTAAACAATTTAAAAGGCATCACCAAGGGCGGCGTTGGGCTTACGACAGTTGCGAACCAGTTGAGTAAGCTGAACGGCGCTCTTTCTGGTTTGAATATCAACAGCAAAAAGATAACGGAATTAAAATCTGCTTTATCCGGCCTGTCCGATGTGCAGAAATCCACCGGGCTAACCTCAATCATAAACGCCCTAAAAAAGCTCCCGCAGATCAGCAAAGAACTGTCTGCCACGGATTTAAGCAAATTCGCAGATCAAATGACCCAGGTCGCCAACGCTGTGCGCCCTTTGGCCTCCGAAATGGAAAAGGTATCCGCCGGCTTCAAGGCTTTCCCTATTCGTATTCAAAAGCTGATTTCCAGCAATACGGGATTGGCGGCGTCGAATAAGACAACGGGGAATTCTTTTGGATTCCTTGGGACTGGAATAAGCGGCGTTATTGCTAAGATAGGTGTTTACGGATATACCATAAAACGTACCATTGGAAGCTGGATCACGTCTTATAACGATTATGTGGAAAACGTAAATCTTTTTACGGTAGCGATGGGAAAATTCGCTGACGAATCAATGAAATATGCGGAAAGAGTTCAATCCGCCGCCGGAATCGACCTGTCGGAGTGGATCCGCAACCAAAGCGTTTTGATGGACATGGTAAAGGGCTACGGCGTTGTTGAGGACAAAGCTAAAACTATGAGCGAGGGCCTGACCCAGCTTATTTATGACTACGCATCTTTCTACAACATCGGCATTGAGGATTCAGCCCAAAAGGTACAGTCCGCGATCGCTGGTGAGATCGAGCCTGTCAGGCGTTTAGGTAAGGATCTGTCTGTCACAACGCTTCAGCAGTACGCCTATAAATATGGTATCGACCAGAGCGTTAATTCCATGACCCAGGCGCAGAAAGCCCAGCTACGGTATGTGGCTTTAATGGATCAGTCCAAATCCGCTATGGGAGATATGGCGAGAACCATTCAAACCCCGGCAAACGCCATGCGGATTCTGCAACAGCAGGTACAGCAGCTTACCAGAGCTTTAGGAAGCTTGTTTATTCCTATTTTACAAGTGGTAATTCCCTGGGTACAGGCGTTTGTCTCCGTGCTGACCGACGCTGTCAGAGCAATAGCTGCGTTCTTTAACGTCGAATTGCCGGAAATCGATTATTCCGGTATGGACAGCATCGGAACCAGCGCGGGAGTGGCCACGGACGAAATCGAGGATACCACAGGTGCTTTAGGTGACGCGGCTGCCGCGGCTAAAAAGCTGAAGGATTACACTCTCGGCTTTGATGAGCTGAATATTCTCAATCCTGATACCGGGACAGCCTCTGGAGGTGTCGGGGGAAGCGGCGGCGCTTCCGGCGGTTCTTACGGAGGCGATCTGGATTTGCCTATTGAATCCTATGATTTTCTAGGAGATTTAGATACAAAGGTAAAAAGCCTGATTAAATCATTTGATCGCTGGGAACCAATTATTAAACTCGTTGGAGCCGCTTTAGCTGCCGCAATCGGCTTTAAAGTAATTTCTAAAATGATAAAGGGATTATCAGGGCTGTCAGATATTATCGGAAAAGGCGGGCTATTAGGTGGATTTTCTAAATTAAAGGTTGGGGTGATGGGAGCCGTAATAGCATTTACAGCCGCGGCGACGGAAGCCTATGCTTTAACTTTAAATGGAATGGATCCGTTAGCGGCTGGTTTGTTAAGCGTCGTTACCATAGCACCTTTAGCCGGCGGCGCATTATATGCAATGATTGGCCCTATTGGGCTTGTAATCGGAGTATTAGGTTCTTTAGCCGGCGCTGTTACCGGCGTTATGCTGGCACAGGAACAAATGAAGCAGGAAGCAGCCACAGCAGAATTTTTTGACGGGGTCGGCGTTCCCTTGTCTAACTATACAGATCGTGTAAAAGCGTTGACTGAAGCTTTCATGAATAGTAACAACCAAATTATCAATTGGAATCAGGAAATCCAAAACAATAACCAATCGATGAGGGATACATGGGCTGAAATAGACGTTTTAATGACAAAAATGAATCTGGCCTCAGATACGATTACTTCAGAGGACATCGAAGCGCTGAAATCTGGGTTTGACAGCTTATATCAAAATATTAAGTCAAATTTAGATTTGTCGGCTAGTATCATTATTACTACCTTGCGAGGTGGTTTTCAGACCGCCATAGACCAAACAAGCGGTGATGTGGATTTATTAGTCGGAGAAGTTCTTAGATTGAAAGACGAAATCGGCGGGAAAGCATCAGAATTAAAAACCGAAATGGAAGGCTACATGGACGAAATGTCTCAGCTTGATCCGGGAACCGATCGTTATATCGAACTAAGAGACGCATTAAACGAAGCTGCCATGAAATATGGAGATTTAACTACTGAGGTAGATTTATCTCAAGTTGCCTGGGACGAAGCTAAGAAAAACTTTGATGTTAACAAAATTGATTTTTCTAGCGTTGACGATGTGAATCAAAATCTGGAGGAACTAGGTACGACAGCAGGTGAAGCAATGACTGGAATTAGTGACGCCAGATTAGCCGCTCTGAAAGCAGTGGAGGATTTAGCTTTACAATCCGAAGCAGCCGGGTTGGAAGACTACGACCCGCAATTCTTCTCAGATTTAAAAGACAAAATAAATCGGCAATACGACGAACAGGAAGAAGAACTTCAAAGCGAATTTAAAAGAATCAATGATGAAATTTGGACGTCATATAACGAACAATTTATAGCCGCCAGCGACGCCGCTATGGAAAATTCCAGCGGTATGGATCGTTTCTTTGCTTGGGTAAACGCAGGATTTGATTCCGAAAAAGCTGAAAAAAATCTTCGGGAAATGGCAGTAAAATCCACTCACGAGGCGTTAAGTGGCGTAGAAGACGCCTTGGATTCTTTTACTCGTGATTTGAATTTAGACCCCGCACAACAAGCTGGAGAAAACATTCCCCAAAGCGTAGCTCTTGGAATTGCCGAAAACGGTTATCTTGTTTATGATGCTGCCAAAGAGAATGGAAACCAAATCCCAGCGGGATTAGGCGATGGAATTGGTGAATCCTCCGGAATAGCTACCGACGCTATATTTGATCTTAACAGAGATTTAGACGCTGAAGTAAAATCCTATAATCAGATCCATTCTCCTTCGCGTTTATACGAAAACCACGGAATGAATTTAGTATTAGGTTTAAAAAATGGTATTGTCCAAACCGAAAACCGACCAATAAACGCAATGAAGAATATTTCAACAAAATTAAACAATGTTTTTAAAGACACAAATACGTATACCAATGCAGGGAAAAATTTAGTTACCGCTTTATCGAACGGAATCTCTCAAAATGGGAACTCACTAACAATCGGATTTAAAAACTTATTGAATACACTCATTTCGTCTATGGAAACCTTTACCAATCGTTGCCGCACCGCTTTAAACAATATGTTGTCGGATTTTTCAAACACTATGTCAAGTGTAAAGATCACCGGCAAAAACACGGTAACGTACACACCAGCGTACGAAAGCTACATTCCCCGTTTTGCCTCCGGCGGCTTCCCCACTCCCGGCCAGCTGTTTGTAGCAAACGAGCCGGGCAACCCGGAAATGATCGGTTCTATCGGCGGCAGGACGGCGGTAGCCAATAACGAACAAATTACAGAAGCCATCGCCGCGGCCGTGTACAACGCTGTAGTTTCCGCCCAGGCCCAGCAAGCGGACAGGCCGATCCAGATCAATGAGACGATTAATCTTGACGGACGCGCGGTATACCGGAACCAGCGGCAGGTAGAACAGGCCCAGGGCTACCGCATGACCACCAGCACAATTCCAGTATAAGGAGGGATAAACTGGCTTGGATTGAAACAGACGGAGGAATCGCTCTCCCCGCCCCAGCATTAAACAGCGGAAAAGTAAGCATCTCCACCTTAGTTGACGGAGGCCGAAACCAAAATGGCAACTTTATCGGTCAGGTAATCGGCAACGACAAATTAAAAATTGAAATGAAATTTCCTGTTCTCTATCCGCAGGAAATGATGAATTTTCTGAAGCTCTTTGACCGGTCCCAGGGCGGCTCGTTCGTGAACCGTTTTCGGGTATTTGATCCCCGGATTAACAACTATACCTATTTAACCATGTACGTTGGCGACCGTTCCGGAATCCCGTATATGGTAAACCCGCAGACGCTGCGGCCCTCCTTTTGGAAGGACGTAACCGCCAATTTGATTCAGGTTTAAAGGCGGTGGGCGTATGAAATATGTTTCTCCAGAATATCAAAAAGCGATCCAGCTCCACCGCACCCAGGGAATCCGGAATCAAATGCACGCAAAGATAAGTTTCGGCGTTCTCGACCAATATGCGTTTGGCGACGCGGCGTTCACGGTTTCCCCGGGGGTATCCTTTTCCGATCCCTCGGGAATCCAAACCGGCGTGAACGATATAACAGAAAGCTATGCCTCCTGGGAGCAAAACTTTTGGCAGCTCACCGGAAAACAGAGGTTTCTAAATGACGCCAATCCTTATGACACCGGATATATCAGCAGCGCGGTTTCCAACGGCGCGGGAATATTCCTTTCTAATCCATATATTGACGTATCTTTTTCTACCCCTCACAGCATGGTTGGCATTACGTTACAGTTTGATACAGTGACCGGAACTGCTCCAATTGATTTTACCATTACGGCCTATGAAAACGGCACGTTGAAAAACACCTGGTCTATTACTGGCAACACCGATGTGATCTATCAGGGAGAACTGGGAATTGAAGACGCAGACCGAATCAGGATCGAATTTATTAAGGCGAGGCCGTACAACAGAATACGGATCAACAGTATGTTGTTCGGTATCGCCTATTCCTTCTCCGACGAGGATATTATCTCCATTACCCATAACCGGGCCGCAAGCCCTGTCAGCACAGAACTGCCTGCGGAATCCCTGTCTTTCACGCTGTTTAATGAGGACGGCAGGTACAACATTGATTCTTCGTTCAGTTTAATTACGTTTCTGCAAAAAGAACAGCTTGTTACAATCCAGTATGGGTATGACGTGGACGGATCGGGAAACATCGAATGGCTGTCACCTTCTACCTATTGGCTGCAAAGCTGGCAGACGGACGGTGTAAACGCCACGTTTACCTGCAAGGATATTTTTAACAAGCTGAACTCTACTACTTACAAAAAGGGTGTGATGGATAGTAAAACACATTCCCTTCGTGACTTGGCGATTGATACATTTTCCGATGCGGGAATTACTGATTACTGGGCTGATGATTGGGGATTGCAAAATTCAAGTTCATATCTTCCTTTGCAATACGATTCACACGCTTCCAACCTTCAGCTGATCGCGAATCTTGGCAGATCGTCTTTGGAGCAAAGCCCGGAAGGAGGAGTTATTTTCCGGTATCGGGAACAGATAGAACCCTCTGCAATGGGAGTGTTCACTTTTGGAGCACCACAGGTTCCGTATTCCTATTATGTTTCCGGAAAGGTCAAGCAGGGAGGCGTTTTTGATACCACAGAAGCACCGGATTACGCCACCTTTGAGGAGGATTTCTTCAGGCTCGACGGCAGCATGAGGTTTTTGCCTCAGAGCGGGTCTTATGTCAATTCTGGTTATGTATCAGATGTTTTTCCTGACCACAACGGAAACTATCCGGAAAATCCAACGGATACAGCGCCGGTAATCCAGCTTGATTTTACCCGAAACATTACATTCGGGAAACTGGAAATCGATATTGGTGAAAGCTCCGGCATCGATCAATTTTATATTGTAGCACGCCGGGACACAACACCACAGGGCGGCACCACCCAATTAACAACGGTCATGCAAAAATATACTTCCGGCACATGGGAAAACGGAAAACTGTATTTTAAAGAAAATTTTGACAGGGTCGTTCGATTGTTTATTTATTGTGTAAAGAATCCCAAAAACCAGCGTGGACGAATAAAACGGGTTAAAGTTCATTATCCAATGAATTTTGAATTAACCTCGGAGGATACCATCGGAAACCCGAAAGGGGAGCTTCTGGAAAAATGCGGCAAGGTTATTTATGATTCTCTCAATTGTATCGTTTGGTCGGGAACGCCAACCGAACCTGTTCAAACCGTTTCGGTTTCCCCAAATGTTCTAACAGAACTGAAAAACAGCGATATCTATTATTCCCAGAGATTTGAATGTGACGACCCCAATGTCGTGATTGTGGAAGAAGATCATTACGCATACTGCTCATTTATCAAAATCACGGGAACTGACAGCCCGGCGAAAATTAAATGGTACGCGTATACATTCGCGAGCTCTTATAACGTACCATATGAATCTGAAATTGGTGACTTAGGTGAAGCAACTGAGTTCAGCAACCCTATTTCTTCTGACAATACCGCTAGACAAAACACAGCGGACTGGATGGCGGATTATCTTTCCAAGCGAAGACAGTACACGGTAGAAACGCTGGGGTATCCTGAAGTAGACCCGGGGGATTTAATTCTTTATAACGGCAAGGAAGCCACAGTAGTAGAAGCGAACATCAATTTCAACCAGGGCGCGATGCGGGAAACCTTTATTCTGAGAGGGGAGGAAAAATTGAATGGCGTGGCAAACACCTAAGACGGATTGGAAGATACAGCCTGCTGACGAAAACGGAAGATATAACGGGGATTGGTTCAATATCGCCGATTACAACCGGATTACCGGAAATATTGAAGTGCTATATGCTCTGGCTCAGGAATTGTATCCCGGTTTTTCCATTGTCAGCATGCCGGATCAAACGGTATCCGATTTCCCTTATGCTTCCATCATCAACAATATCGAAAACAATCTGGATTCTATTGTAAACAGCACCTGGAAGCCGCCCGGTTATCCGGGAAAAAAGACTTGGTACGCCAACGGGGCTACGCCTACCGTAGACGACCTAAACCGGATAGAGGGGATTCTATTAACCTTATACAGCGCGTTTCAGAGGCAGAAGGCCGGCCGTCCAAAGCTATCATTTGAGTTGAAAGGAAGCGAGTTTTAATGGCGACAAATTTAAAAACAGATTATAAGGATTATATCCCGCCGGAGAGCGGAAAGCGGTACATTATCACCACGGATTCCCAGGGCTACAGCACGATTCAGGACGCTACGGAGTACACCCAGGAAGGGGATACCTTTGGAGCTAATGATATTAATACCACCAACAACACGATTAACAATCTAACCGCCGCCGATGTGGGTGCGGTTCCCCTGGCGGACGCCGGGATCAAGGTTACTCCTTTATGGAAGGGCAAGCTGACCACTAATAATACTACAATTCAGCTGTCCCAAAGCATTTTGAACTTCACTATGCTTCTGGTGACCGGTACTACCAATTCCACCGGCCTTCACTGGGGCATCGGAAATTTACTCCCTGTAGCAAAGGACAGTCACGCGGACTTCGGCGGTGATTCTTATGTTTCCGGAGGAAGCGACGGCTCCGGGCTGGCCAGGATCATAATCTCCCCCGACACGGCTTTGGGATTTTATTTCCCGAATTCCACGTCTCTCCGTTCGGGCGGCTCTGGATTTGCCACGAACGCTATGATTACCGCCGTTTATGGAATTAAATGAACTACCTTATAGGAGGAAGCAAAATGACAGAGCAAGTAAAGAAAGAAATCATTAAGGCCTACGCTTACGGGAAAACGCCTCAGGAAGCCGCTGCGGCTATGGGTGTCTCACTGGAGGACGCCAAAAGGCTCCAGGAGGAAAACGCTGAAGCGATTGAGGAAAGGAAAAGCCAGCTTGAAAGCGGCGGGTGGTTAAAATGATTATCGGTATTGACGTATCTACCTGGCAGGGGAAAATCGATTGGAACCAAGTGAAAGGAGCTGGAATCCATTACGCCATTCTCCGTTCCTCGTTCGGTTCTCCGGATCCTTCTCAGGTGGACAATCAGTTTGAAAACAATTACAAGGGAGCCAAAGCCGCCGGGATCCCAGTAGGCGCTTACCACTACGGCTATGCGGTTTCCGAGGCTGAGGCGCGCCAGGAGGCTAAGTTCTTCCTGGACACCATCAAGGGCAAGCAATTCGAATATCCCGTCTATTACGACGTAGAGGACAATGGAACGATGGGCACGCTTTCCCGGCAGACTTTGACCAATGTAATTAAGGCTTTCTGCTCTGAGGTTGAAAAGGCCGGGTATTATGTGGGCGTTTATGCCTCCCTCAGCTGGCTTGACAGCAAATTCTATCCTGACCAGCTTCCCTATGATATCTGGGCCGCCCAGTATTTTACTGAGTGCCAGTATTCCGGCCAATATGGCATGTGGCAGTACACCAGCTCCGGCAGCGTTCCCGGAATCCAGGGCGGCGTGGATATGAATGAGTGCTATCAGGATTATCCTAAGGCCATTAAGGAGAAGGGCCTTAATGGTTTTGATAAACCCACTCCAGCACCCACGCCCGAGCCAGCGAAAACGGTAGATGTATATTACCGGGTAAGAACCAAGGCGGACGGCTGGCTTCCCGAGGTGAAAAACCTTGAGGATTACGCGGGATTTACCGGAGCCGTCACTGATGTCGCTGTTCGTGTTTCCGCTGGTTCCGTAAAGTACCGGGTACATATTAAGGGCGGCAGCTGGCTTCCCTATGTGACCGGCTGCAGCATCAACGACGCTGTAAACGGCTACGCGGGAAACGGTTTGGAGATTGACGCTGTTGAAGTGTATTATTACACCCCGGACAGCATCAGGCCGTATAAGAAAGCCAAATACCGGGTCGCTCCTGTGGGCGGAAGCTATTATCCCTGGCAGTATGACAATGAAACCGGAAACGGCCAGGACGGCTACGCGGGCGCTTTCGGAAACGCCATCGGAAAGCTTCAGATTGTAATCGAGTAAGGAGGGATTATCATGGCGCCGGAAAAGTGCGTTGCGGATCCCTCCCGGGACTGCCTAGGGCTGGCAAAAGCGGAGATGCTAAAGCAGATCGCGGAATACCGCCAGCAATCCAGAGAAACCCACTCGGAGCTTTACACCAGGATCACAGCTCTGGAAAAATCAGACGCGAAACGGGACGAGCAGTACGGCAAGATCCTGGACAAGCTCAACGACATGCAGGCGGATATTAACAAGGCTCTTTTATCCATCGCGGAGTTTAAGGAGAAATCCGGAAAACGCTGGGACAAGATTGTGGATAAGATTCTCCTTTTGGTTATTACAGCCTGCGTCGGATATATCTTAATCAAATTCGGACTGCCTGTATAATAAGGAGGAACTAAAATGAAAATCAACTGGAAGGTACGGTTTAAAAACCCTGTGTTCTGGTTCAATCTGGCAGCGTCCATTTTTCTGCCCATGCTGGCATGCCTAGGCTTCAACTGGGAAGACATGACAAGCTGGCAGGCTGTAGGAAACGTGCTCTTACAGGCCGTCCAGAGCCCTGTAATCGTGGTGTCGGTCCTGGTATCCGTATGGAACCTGTTAAACGACCCCACTACAAGCGGCCTAAGCGATTCCAGCCAGGCGCTTTCTTATACCGAACCTAAGAAAAGCGAATAATAGAAAGACAGCCCCCGGGAATTTTCCTGGGGGCTTATGTTATTATACCCTTTTTATCATATCATTGCTAAATCAAATCGTAACACCGTAAAAAACGGCTTTTTTGTAAGGTTAATCTCTTATATTTAATAAATGACCCCAAAAACAGCCTTTTTTGTTGCTTTTATCGCCCTGCATGGCTAAAACTCACAGCGGAATTTTCCGCCGCCAACGCTCGCCCTGAATGGAGAACAGAAATGCACCTATGACGTAAGTCAAACTTACCCCATCGGCAAGGGTCGTAACGAAATGCGATACCCTAAACGGCGAACAGAAGATGAGAGGAATTAAATACCGGTCACCTATAAATTATTATATAACTCCGCCCTCCTTTCCGTTTTCGGTGGGAAGGGATTTTTATTTTATGTTTTACTTTTCGCAGGAAAGAAAAAGGTACATATTGAATATGATGGATCACCAGCACCAATTTTATGTACGCCAATGTGAACGGTACAAGAGCCGTCTGCATTGGCGTATATTTTTTGCACTAATTGCTTAACAGCTTCCTTGGGATCAAAATTCTTTATTAAACCAGACAGCGCAGCTTCTATTTCATCGGCTGAATAAGAATGATTGGTTTGTTGGCTTTTTTCGGCAATGATATTTTCCAGATCCAATTTTCTTTGTCTCAACCGATCAATTTCTTTATCAAGCTCCGGAACTCTCATACCGGATAGCACTGCTTTTACCCCATTGTTAATTTGGCGCTCTACATCAACTAATTCGCGCTTTTCCTCTGTACAGTCTGCTGTAGCACCTTGTATTTCTTTTATGTATTTCCGGGCTACTTCCGAAGGATCCCAATTTCGCAAAGTATCTTGTA